GCTGCTCTTGCTTGGTCAACATTTGTAATTGTTGAAGCATACGCAGAATTTACTTTACTTAATTCAGTTACAACTGCTTTTAATGCTTCTGCCCTCCTTTCTTCGCTAACATTTGCACTTTCACTTATTGTTAAATATGATTGTAATCTTATACCTGTTTCACTTGCTTCGGCTCTTGCATCTCTTAAACTTGTAGCAAATTTATCTTCAACTTCAGCAGCCTTATTTGTACCATTTATAAAATCCATTATTTTAGGACCAAATGCAACAATAATAGATGAAACTGCACCCAAAGCTAAACCAATACCTGCTGGACCAATTAAACCTTGTGCCATTGCTTTTAAAGCACCGCTTGAACTTCCAGCCTCAACTTTTAATTTTTGAAAGGATTCTAATAAAGGATTTAAGTTATTCGCAATACCTATAAATCCATAAGGAGCATCTTGTGCAACTCTTGATAAGTTTGATAAAGCATAAGTAGCTGAATTGCTTACACTTGGCAACGTTTTAAATGCAGTACCCAATTGATTTGTTGCGGTAACTGTTTGTTGAATATTCTGTACCGCTTGTTGATTGTCTGCGGTTATCGTAATTTTTAACGTTTCTTGTGCCATTTTATTATTTTACTCCATACAACTTTAATGTCCTTGCCAATTGCTCTTGTGTCAGTTTTGGCTTATCATCTTCAACTTCATCACTTGGCAAAGGGAAAAACGATTTTAAGCTCTTTGGACTTTTCTCACTTGTATTTACTTTATAAATCAAATAAGCTACCATCCTTGTTCGTTCCCATTCCCTTACCTCTTTGTTTTGATAAGCCGTTTTATATAATAAAAATTCTCGCCACGTCAATTGCCAAAACTCGTTAATCGTTAAGCCAACTTCAATAGCGAGAATAATTATTGAGTCCCAACTATAAAACCCTAATTTTTTTTTTCGTCCGTTTCCTTTTCTGGCTTTAAATCTGGAGTCATTGAGTCTTGCATATATTTCATAAACTCAACCAATTGTCCATCTTTTGCAGATAACCCACCAACTTGATCTATCCATTCGCACACCTCAAATTCATCAAAGTCAATAGGCTTTTTAAGGCTCTTATATCCACTTTCTGCTGCGGCTTGAACTATATGAACGATTGTATCTAAGTCATAAACCCCTCCAGATAAAACCTCAATTAGCTGCATTAGATTTTTATTCTCTAATTCGCAAAACCTTTTCATAGCCCAAGTTCCCCACTTTAGGTGGATTGTGTTGTTGTCAGTCTTTAATTCGTACATAGTTTTTTATTTATTATACAGTTTCAGTTTGTGCAATAGGAGGAACACTTACTACGAAAGTTGCAGTAAATTTAACATCATCTTTATCGTCAGCAGTTACACCGAAATCGCTAATAAACACTAAAGAACCAGCACCACCATAAGTGATATCACCTGCAGCTGGAGTTGCTTTACCCATTTTAATTGCAAATAAAGTTTTAGCAGCGTGAGCAGTGTATAATTGTTGGTAGCTATCTTTAGAAGGTGTACCTGTTTCATCAATTGCAAAACCTTCACAATCAAAAGATTGAGAAAAAGAAGGTGCTGGAGTGTACTCGTTGCCACACTTAGAAGTTGCATCTATTGTGTCATTAGTTGATGTTAAAGAGTTTGTAGTCAAACAAGCAACAGGCTTGAATGTACCATCATTGTTTATGTCAGCTAAGAGTATATAATCTCTTGCGCTTACTTTTGTTTCTGCCATTTTATTTAATTTTAAATTTGAGTTATTATTATGTTATAAGTTATCAATACTCTAAAAACGTTATCTAAAGGATTTAAGCCATCTAAATTTCTAATACTTTCTACACTTAAACTTGATGCATCAAAACCATTTGATAAGGTTATTGTTGTATCCGAGTTTATATCTTCTAATATTAAATCGCTTATAGCTTCAGCACGTTTATAACCAAAGTTAGCATTTTTTGTAATAATATCAACTACGATTGAAATACTATTTGTATATCCAGCTTTACCTTGATCTTGGCTTGATGTTCTGCCTGTCATTACAATATACTCATTACCTGCTCCTTCTGGAGCAAAACCATCGTAAACGGCTAATCCACTTGCACTTGTCAAGTTGGTATAAAACCACTTTTTTATCTCTATATTAGGATTTAACATCTAACATTTTTTTTAGTCTTTGTATTAATTTTGGCTTCTCCGTTTCATACGAAGGTATCAAATAAGGTTGAGGTCTAATGTTTACAGTTCTTAATCCTTTACCTTTAAATAATATAGCCAAATCTTCATATCCAGCTGGAATCTTAACTTCACCTCCTGTTCCAAATTCAATATATGCAGCATATTTAGCCTTTGCTTCTACCTCAAATGTCAAATCATTTACTGGCTCAATTGATATACTATTTCTTAAACCAGATAAATCAACAGGAGCAAGTCGCTTTGCGCTACTTAATATTTCTAAAGCCGAAGCATTTATTTCATCTCCTACATCTTGCCTTAAATGTTTATCCATTGTTTTTAAAGCATTCTCTACTTCCTTTATTCCTGTTAAATTAAGTCCAAATGCCATTACTTGTAAATTATTAACTCCAAGAACCTATTTTGGTTCTCTACGTTCTTAATGGAATGTATTGTGTATCTATCGCCTTCAACCTCTACCTCGTAAGAATCTAATATAGTAACTCCAAAACGAATATAAAGCCTATTCCTTTGGTCAAATTGTAATTCAGACTCTCCTATCTCACGAACTTGATTATCTGGTCTTAAATCACCCCAAACAGTGCTTTGTAGGGAAAACGTGGTAGTGTACCCACCTTGACCATCGCTTGTCCTTGTTGGAGCATAGATTCCAACTTGGCGAGTCATTGTGTTGGCATCAATATAATTTGCTTTCGCTTTACCTAACTTCATATTATAATATTGGGCTTATTCTTGTCCATCTTTGACAGGCTTTCCAAGATTTCTCACAAATACCAGAATCACCATCTAATCCTCTATTTTCATAGTCATAAGAGATTTGGTCTAATATGGCTAATTTAAGGTCTTTTGGGATAGTTGTATAACCAGCCTCATAAGTAGCCTTTAAATTGGCATATCTTGGTGAAACTAATTTTGGGAACTCATTGCCTATCAATTGAAGATTAGGTGTTGTAACCTCTATTCCGTTTTGCTCCATATCAAATAACTCAAACGTATCAATGTCAATTGGTCCGAATGGAATATCAAAATTGCCACTCACATTATAAAAATAAGTAGTTATGTCTTTTGGTATTAAACTCAATCCTGTTGCCACTTCAATAGCTTCCCTTGCTTGTGTAATCATTAACGTAATCAAAGTATCTTCAGCGTTTGTAGTAACACGGCAATACAATTTTGCTTCCGCTAAAGTAACTGGCTCTACTATTGGTGCGATAGGAACGGCACTAAAGTCATTAATATAATTAGAATAAGACATATCCTTTTTTTACAAAATTACTTAATTTATTCCAATAAAAAACCCCCACCGAATTGGTAGGGGTCATTATTTACTAAACCTTAAGATTAACCTACGTTACCCATATCAGCAAAGATTGCAGATGTAGTCAACATTAAGTTGATGTCTTCGTAACACTCAATACGAGCAGTTACCAAGTTCTTTTGGAAGTTATCTCCATTCTCATAAGAGAACTCAATAGCTAAACCTTCAACTTCAACTCTCTCTAAGTAGCTTGAATCAAAGATCAATACTTTGTCATCAGTTACCCAAGAAGCAGATACAACTGGAACACCCCAGATTGTGATACCACCATTAGGGTTTACGATAACACTACCAGCACCAGCATAGTAACCAGCAGCGATAGTTGCTTTCAATAAGCGACCCATTTGTTGTTGAGATACTAAAGCATAAGAAGGAACAAAGTTTGCAGCCTTTTGGTTACCGATATAATCTACTAATTGTAACAAATCGTTAGTTTCAGCAGTTGTAGTTGAACCTGTTGCAGCACCAGATACCGCAGTAAAGAATGCAGCGTTCTCAGCCTTGAAGAAATCTCTTTGTAACATTCTTGGTAATGTTTGAGTCAAGAAAGGTAAAGACTTTAACATTTGCTTAGAGAAAGTAGAGAAACCAGCAAGGTAATCGTTTACAACTTTAACTTCAGTCAAAGAGTAGTTGTTCTCGCCTTTATCGTTACCTTCAGTTTGAGCAGCGATGTTGTTAGTTAAACCAGCGTTCTCACGATAGTAAACATACAATCCAGTCTCACTTCTAACAGTAGGGATTAAATCTCTAAAGTTTAAAGATTGAGATGGTTGGATAGCTGGGTTCGGAGCATAAGTTGCTTGAGAATCACCAGTTAAGTTACCACTTAAAGTCATTGTCTTAACATCAGATAAGTCTAAACGGAATTTACCGCTATTCTTTAAAGACTTTTCCATTGCTTCAAAGTTACCATCTAATTTCTCCATAATAACTTCATCCATAAACTTAACTTCTTTCTTAGCTGCTTTCTTTTGTGTAGCTAATTGAGAGTCGATTTGCTTTTGTAACTCGTCTTTTACAACAGTTACTTGTGCAGATACCTCTTTAATTTGAGCTTCTGCATTAGCTTGAAAACCTTTAAGGTTCTCAGCCATTTCGTTGATTAAATTTTCCATTTTTACTTTTTAAATAGATTGTTAAATTGCTTAATTGCCTTTAATACTTCCTCATTATTCTTTTCTTCTACCACTGGTGTCGGCTCAACTGATGGCTCGGGTTGAGTGATTGTTTCAGTAATTTCCAAAGCCAATAATTCAGCTTGTATTTGTTTTATTTGAATCTCCATTAAAGCAAAGGTGTCATCTGTGAATGTACCACCTCTAAATGCCTTAATTAAGTTTTCTAATCTTATTGATAAATTTTCTTTAGTTTCTTTGAACTCACCCTTGAAACCCAATGTTGGTGTTTCTGGATTAGCACCCCAAAGAACCGCTGAACCTTCATATAGTTTTAATTCGGTAATTGTACGAACACCAGTCTTTTGGTTTACATCCGACTTTAACGTACTAAAACCGATTGAGTGTTGATTGATTAAACCAGCTTCATATAACTTGATAGCATCTTCGCCACATTCAGTTTCTATTAAGTCAGTAACCGCAACAAGCATATCGCCTTCTATGTATAACTCTTTAGGCTTACCCAAAGTATGCGCCATATCAGCTTTATGGTCTACTAAAGACCAAATCATATTTTTGCCTTTTGGTCCACGTTCTTTGATAGTCTTGGTAAACGCTTCTGCAACGATAATATCATTGTCTAAATCAACGTTTCCAATTCTTGACCAACACGCTTTTACTGTTCTTGATTCTGGCTCTATATCCAAAATCATATCATTGTAGCTTTTGTTTTCAATCTTACTCATATAACAAAGTTATTAATTTTTTTTAATCTGCTAACAAATCTCTTATTAAATTAGAAATTTGCATCAAAGCCACGTTATTTATCAAATTCCATACTAACCCCATATCGCCCATAGGTGGATTGTCCTGTAACCTTTTTGGCTTACCATCTTCGCCTCTTACCGCTTCATAACCTAACGTACAACGGCAATTGATAACATCCCCAGCACTTCCACTTGGGTCGCAAGGATGTAACATTTGCTCAAAACCTCCGTTCTTAGTTTTAACATTAAATTTTTCATCGTAAGGTACTTTTATTCCATCCATATGATAATGGTCAAACTGATCTCGTGGCACTCGCCTTGTTCGGTTATCCCTCGCTGCTATCCATTCCTTCATAGTTACAAGTCCTGTGGATGCCGTGCCTACCATAGAGCCAATGTTCGCTGCCCTTCCTGTTTCCGTTCTTGCTATCATTTCAGCTCGGTAGTCCGTTATACCAGCAGTTCTTAATAGCTTGATTGTTTCTTGCATTGTCAAACCTTCCTCAACAGACTTGATTAAGTATTGTTGAATTTGGTTCTTTGTTGTTTGTGTTATTTCGGCAGCTATATTATCTAATCCTTTTAATTCAAGGTAAGTCAACATCACATAAGTAAACAAGTCCGTTTGCTTACTCTTAAATTCCTCTGGTCCGTAATAACCTTTAACCGATTTAGAAACGTTTTTCTCGGCAATTTGTGCCATCTTAACGCCCATTGCAATATGAACGTTTTGGATGGTCTTTTTTATCTTCTTATCGCTTATAGCGTTTAAATCTTGGGTATCGCAATAAGTATCCACTTGCCTTTGTAGTTCTTTCTTGAACTTTGGCGAATAGGTTTTTATTGCGTTTAAATATAGTTTTCTATAATCTTGCCAAATCATTTGTTAGGATTGTATGCCCAGTTCTTTAAGGATATATCCCTCTTAGATGGACACTCTTTGTTTACAGGTTTGCCTTGCTCCATATTTTTCATTCTACTAACAAAGCTAATCGTTCTGTTTGCCGACTTAACTTCATTTGCACCCCAATCAGCTTTTTTCTTGCTCAATAGATTTAAGTTCCTATTTACTGGACTTCTATCTAATGATGCTAAACGTGAGCATTTTGTTTCACTCCAAGCCTTTAACTCCGAGTAAGACATATTCACTGTTTCGTGATACTTTGCGTAAACTTCATCAATAACCTCGCTAAGGTCGGCTTTTAGGTCAACCTTTAAATCAAATAACTTATCTATAATCTCTTGGCTATTCATTTGGTAGCGTTAATGGTTGAAACTCATCTGGACTTTGTAAACTTGAAGGAATGTATAATTTTTCCATTTCAGTTTGATCTATGTATGGTGGAATCTCTAATCCCATAATATCCATCTTCTGCTTAGGTGCAATCCACCAAGCCTTATCTAACCATTCTACTTGTTCCGATTTGTTTGCTTCTAATTCACCATAAACAGTTGGGTCAAAGTCAACATAAATATCAGTTCCACGATAACCCCAATCGCTATGTAATTTTCTATTTAAGTTATCACGAATACCAACTAACAAAGGAATAGCACAACGAACTGTCAATGCTTTCTCCCCTTCCCTTTGGTTGTTGTAAGTCTTGTTATCAGCATCGTTTAATAATTGAGATGGTACTCCGTAAATATTACAAAGTGCTTTCATATCCCACTTCTCACTCTCAATAATATCTAATTCAACAGGACTTAATCCGATTTGCTTCCAATCAACTTTATAACCACTAACCGCAATTGAATTAAAGTTAGCAGAGCCACCTTTTTCGCTTACTGCTCTCTTAAGTGCTTGTGCTTGTTGTGTTCCGCTAATAGGGTCAAACCTATCATCATTCATAAATAAAACTCCAGCTGGACCACCATTCTGGAAAGAAGCAACCGCCGCAGTCTTGGCTTCGTTTGAACGAGTCAAGTTTCTCGCAGCAGCCATTAAAGGAGATTGACCATATAGTTGATTGCCAGTTGTATTCCATTGTAAGTTTATGTATTTATCTTGTAATACTTCTTGTTTAGTAAAGTTCCAAAGTGGACCATAATTTAATTGGTAACCGCTAATCGTTGGAGGGAAGTTTTGAATGTCCGCTAATACGTACATATATTGAGAAGGAAGCACGTATAACTCATACGGCTTACCATCATTGTTACCACCTTCAATCATCTTTGCGTAAACAAAAGAATTACCTGTAACTAATTTAAAAGTACACCAAGCCTCAACGAAATCTCCAAATGTATCTTCTTGGTTAGGGTATTTTAATAACTCGTTTAATCGTGCATCTTTTGTATATATTTCAAATGCTTTCTTATGTAGCTTCTCAACATCCTTCCAGTTCTCAATCTTATCTGGTTGGCTCATTAACGCTTTGTATTTTTTTGCAGATGTTTCATCCACTACTTTGTAAACGTGGAATGGAGCAAGTTTTGCCTTGTCCGCAATTAATTTAACGATTGAATAAACTATATCGTTTGCTGAATAACCATCATTTACGAAACTAATGTTATCGCCACCCTGCCAAGTTATTATCCCTTGTTGTATTGCAACTTGTCCGTTAAAAGGAATATTAGGTAAAACTGTAGATAGTTTCTGTGGTCTTTTAAAGAAATCTAATAAAGCCATATATGTATATTTAAAACAAAATTACTAATTTATACATAAACTAATGAAGTATTATTTTTTAACCCCCCATTTAACATTGACCTTAATGTGCTATATGCATAATTGCTACATTTACTTGCTTCCCTTGCTGAATTATAAAATATGCCATTATTTGTATCTAAAACTATTTTAGAACTTGCATTTCGTATATTTTCAGATAGTCCATTTTGCCAAGAATGATTTACATTTTGCTTAATACTGCACCATTCTAAGTTGTCAACTCTGTTGTCTGTTTTAATGCCGTTTAAATGATTAACTACCTTATGATTATTTGCGTTCTCTAAATAAGCTAAAGCAACCAATCTATGTACTCTAAATGATTGATACTTACCATTATATAAAACAACTTGCATATAACCATATTTATCAGCAAATTGATTTATTAGCTTTTTTCGTTTAATGCTATAAATTAACCCACTCTTGCTAATCAAATAGTTTTCAAAACCTTTTATATATTTCATAAAATAAAAAAGGCTATCAAAATCAGCATAGTGAGATTACGCATCATTATCAAGCCTAATAAGTTTAAATATTGGATATCTCACATCCATTGCAAATATATGTTAAAACACAGAAATTTCAAATTTAGGCTTGGTTAAATGCGTAAATACGGCATACCTACAAGCATCCATCAAGTCATCATTTGCCTTTACAGGTTCTTCTATTACATTATCGTTTTTATCCTTTTTCCATTTGTAAGACATAAACTCCCTTCTTAGGTTTTTGCTATTGTAGTGCAAGTTTATTGGATAAGATTTCATCTTTACTATTCCTGCCCATACATCCTTTTGCGCTGGTTTAATGTTAAATCCTTGTCGGTAAAGTTCCTCAATAGATTTAGGCTCGGCTGCGTCTGCATAGATTGTGGCACGTTCTGGTAGCTTTTCCTTAATCAATCTTGATAGGTCGCTTAAAGTCAATCCGCTTTGATAAACTATTTCCTCAAAGTAGTTTTGTCCTTCATAGTGCGTAACCTTAACTAAAGCAGCTGGGTGAACATAACCAAAGTCTAATCCATAGAATACATCCCCATCAGGTGCTTCGTCATATTGTTTCCATTGAGTATAAATAATTTCCTTTGCAGAACCTCGTTCCCCTAATCCGTAAACTTTCCACATAAAGTCATCCGGTAAGTCCTTGTATTGCTCAATGTTTTTTATTTGGCTTTCACTAAGGTTACTTATGTTGTTTAGGTAGGTAGAATGGATGCGCTTATTATTTGGATTGTCGGCTACTTCATATACCCAAGAAATAAAGTCGGCTGGATTCCAGTCTAAAAAAGATTGTCCTGTTGTACGAATCAAAAGCTGGTCAA